TTGACAAGATGGTAAACTCCATAAGTCCTGCGGCAGGGGCAAGGCGTTCGGCAGCTCGTTTGCAGAGTGAGAAGAACCGCCTCGGTATCACAACGATCCAAGAGGTGTTGAACTCCGGTTACTCTCACGGAGGCGCAAGCCATAACCGACCTGCGACAAAGAGGTGGCGCTATGATTCGGGATCACCCGAACGAGACATCGAGATGAACCGCAAGACCTTGCGTGAGCGTTCTCGTGATCTTTACATGAACTCGGCGCTCGGAGCGGCGGCCATAAACTCCACAAGAACGAATGTCGTGGGCGAGGGTCTTATCCCGAAACCTCGTGTTGATTATGAGTTCTTGGGAATAAGCAGAGAGGAAGCTGAGGCGCTTGAAACCAAGATCAAGAAAGAGTTCGCTATGTGGGCAGAGTCCACAATGTGCGACAACAACGATCAAAATAACTTTTATGAGCTGCAGCAGATCGCATTCTCTGACTGGCTGATGAATGGCGAGGAGTTCTGCCTGATCCGTTACGAATCAGAGAAACCCTGGATGCCGTATCAGTTACGCTTGAAACTCGTTGAAGCAGACCGAGTATCAAACGATGGTTCGAATGGTGACTATAAAAAGACAACCCTTGAGAATGGGTCAAAGATTGTCAACGGTGTCGAGATCGATAAAAATGGCAAGGTGGTTGCCTACTACATCTCAACGAAACATCCAGGAGATGATGGATACGGTCAGAATAAATGGGTGAGGATAGAAAAGAGAGGAAAGAAAACAGGGAATCCTAACATTCTCCACGTTTTCAATTCCGAACGTGCTGACCAGTACAGAGGAACGCCTTTCCTCGCTCCTATTTTGGAATCCTTAAAGCAGATCACGAGATACACAGAAGCCGAGATCACCGCGGCGGTCATCGGTGCGATATTCTCAATCTTTATCACGACCGAGACAGGGGATGATATCGGTGCATATACCGGGGATGACTTAGAAGAGGCAACAGGACCCGAACCCGAGGATGATGAGCTTGTTCTTTCCACAGGAGCAAGCGTTCATTTCCTGCAGGAGGGCGAGGGTGTCCAGGCATTGCAGGCTACACACCCGACAGGCAATTTTGAACAGTTCATCAATGCGATGAGCATTCATGTAGGGGCGGCGCTTGAGATCGCTCCCGAGGTATTGCAGAAAAAGTTCTCCGCGTCATATTCAGCCGCCAAGGGTGCGATGAGTGAGTCGTGGAAAGCATTCCGCATGAGGCGTAAGTGGTTCATCCGTGATTTCTGCCAGGAGGTATATAATTTATGGTTCAATGAGGCGGTCGCAAAAGGTCGCATCGTTTGTCCCGGATTTTTCAATGACCCTCTCATTCAGAGGGCATATACAAACGCATCATGGACGGGGCCTGCTCCGTCAGTCCTCGAACCGACAAGAGAGGTGGCGGCGGCGGTCGCACGTATCGAGGCGGGTCTTTCAACGCATGAGGAAGAGGCGGCGGCCATCAACGGCACAAACTTTGAGGACAATGTAAGGACATTAAAACATGAGTATGAAATCATGGCTGATATGAAGCCGGAGGAGGAATCGGATGATGATTAAAATGAAAGGACCCGTTGTGCCTGACGAGCACGCATGGGTCTATGAATGGTTCGACATGGACTGTATATGTCCGAGTCAGATTTCTGACGCACTCGATGAGGCAGATGGAGATGTCACACTGGAGATCAATTCTCCGGGTGGGTCGTGTTTAGCCGCATTCGAGATTTACAATCGCGTGAAATCCCACGAGGGGAAGGTCACGGCTCACATCTTATGGGCGGCAAGCGCCGCATCATTTATCGCGTGTGCCTGTGATGAGGTCTTAATGGGTGATGGTTCGATGATGATGATCCACAACACCCAGGGCGTCGCAGAGGGCGATTATCGCGAGATGGATCACGAGAGTGAGGTCTTGAAAGAGTTTAACAAGGCAATCCTTAATGCGTATAAGCGTAAGACAGGAAAAGACGAGCGTGAACTCAAAAAGATCATGGACAAAGAATCCTGGTATTCACCACAGGAAGCAATCGCAGAGGGATTTGCTGACGGGTGGATTCATGGCGAGTTCGAGGTAACGGACATCGCGGCAAGTGTGTCTCCTATTATCCCGACTGCCAAGATAAACGAGTTAAAGAACCTCATAATGGGAACAGATGGATTCAAGGAATCTGTCATCGAGAGCAAGTCCTCAATCGGGAACGATGGCTCACTTTCCCCGGAGGAACTTGCACTCGCTATCTTCGGAGATGCTGAAATCGGCGGCGACGCCTTTCAGAATACAACAAACAATACATCAGAGAATGGAGGTAGAGTTATGACACTCAACGAATTTCTCGCTGAAAACCCCGAGGCTCAGGCAGAGCTCGACGCACTCGTTGCGGATAGGGTTGATTCAGCAAAAGTGGAAGCCGTTGACGCCGCCAGACAGGAAGGTGTCGAGGCAGAGAACGCCCGCTTGAGAGAGCTGGACGAGATCGCAAACTCGGTGACACCCGAGGCACTCGCTAACGCAAAGTATGGCGAGAATCGTGTCGATGCAAAAACTCTTGCATACGAGGCGATGAAGAACGCGCAGACACAGGGAGCCGACTATATGAAGAACGCTCTCGAGGATGCGGAGCCTGCAGGAGAGGTCGGAGCAGACCCCGAGGAGGAGCAGGAAGAGAACGAGGATGCCAACGCTATGGCATCGTATGTCAATAAGAAGAAGGAGGGCAAGTGATATGGCAGTTCAGCTCAACACACATGAGGTTGCACCCCAGAACAATCTGATCTATGACGGCGAGATGCCGATCGAGAAGGACAACCTCACACTCACGATTTCTCCGTCTGCTGACGGACAGATCGAAAAAGGTCAGGTCATCGATGTAGCATTCGATGAGTCCACAGGAGCGGCAACCTATTCCGCACACGCGGCTGATGGTATTCCGTGCGCTATCGTAGCAGAGGCAGAGCCGTTTGTATCTACCGACACATCGGTAGTGGTAACGGTATTCACTGCAGGAAACCTTAAAGCCGACAAGATCGTAACTGACGTTGATTTGACCGACGCAGATGTAGACGCTCTGCGCAAGGTTGGAATCGTACTGAAATAATTCAAGGAGGACATAAGACATGGTAACAGATACCTATCAGCTCATTGACGCTGTAAAACAGATGTACCCGGTCGCTCAGTTCCTCAAGGATAGATATTTCCCGGATGGGAAGAACTTCTACTCCACCGAGGTCATGATCGACTCTAAAAAGCAGGGCAGACAGATGGCTCCGTTCGTGATTCCGAAAATCAACGGAATCGTGATGGAGAGTGAGGCGATGCGTACTGATCGCATCAAGGCTCCGACCATCGCACCGAAGACACCGATCACACCGGACGACCTCGAGAAGAGAGGATTTGGTGAGAGCCCGGATTCAAACCGCGCACCGGAAGACCGTGAGCGTGAGCTTGAGGCTGACATCCTGGATGAGCACCGCAACGCAATCTCTCGTCGTCTCGAGCAGATGTGTGCAGACATCATCACCACAGGACAGGTCACAATCAAGCAGTATGCGACCGCAGAGGACGCTGCAGCCGACAAGAACGCACAGGAGAGAGTTCTCCAGTATTTCGATTCTTCATTCGGCAACCGCTTCGTGACAAGCAAAAAGTGGAATAATATGACCGCACAGGAGAAGGTAGACACCCTCTATAAGATGGCGTCTGAACTCCATAAGCGTGGATTCAAGGCAACTGACCTTGTAATCACCGCAGATGTGGCTGCAGGACTTTTTGCTGATCCGGATTTCCTCGACTACTTCGACAAGAGACGCGTCGAGATCGGAAACATCGCACCGATTGAGACACCTGAGGGTGTCGTATATAACGGCACATTCGTTGTTCACGGAGTTAAGCTCGCACTCTTCACTTATGATGAGTGGTTCGCAGCAGCAGACGGAACTCTGACGAGAATCCTGCCTGCAAACACGATCGCTATGCTCACTCCTGGAATGGGCAAGACCGTTTATGGTCAGGTTACATTCCTTGAGGGAACCGGCGACAGTGCGGAGTATAAGTCATACGCAGAGAAATTCGTTCCTCGTGCGGTGGCAAACACTGCAGACAATGTCAAGGACATCTGTCTGTTCAGCCGTCCTGTGCCTTATCCGGTATTTACCGATTCATGGCTCTATGTGGACGCAGACCGCAACAACTGATAACCAGTTAGATTCGATATACACCCACACTCTTGCCTTGCGGAGGAGCGAATCGCTTTTCCGTAGGGCAATTTTTATGGAGGACACATGAACACATTCAAGGATGATGTCGCAGATGATATTCTCTCGGTGTTTTTGGAGTGTGACGAGTTCGCAGAAATCCACAAGGTTGACGGTTTGGAAATCCCTGCCGTGATCGATGAGATCAATGCGGATGAGAGAACTCTGAAAGCAAAAGACCATGTCATCGGTGACGCTATATTCGAGAAATATCTGAAAGTCTATGTGAAAGCCGAGGACTATGGCGACAAGCCGACAGTATCCAGGCGCATATTCAGACTGGATGATGAGATATATCGTGTCGTCGAGGTAGATGAAGAGATGGGAGTGTATGTCATCTATTTAGGAGTATCGGATGAATAAGGAATGGTTCAAGGTTGACCAAAGACAGTTAGACACGATAACCAAAGCACTTGACGGCATCGCATATAAGGCTCCGACAGTCATGAAGGACGCCGCGAACAAAGCCGGCAAAGTCATCGAGAAGATGATCCGCGAGGAAGTACAGAATCTCTACACGACCGAAGGGGATGCGGCGGATTTCGTTGAAAAAGTAAAAAGTGCGACCTATGCCAACCCCGCAAGAATTATTTCATACAAGCAACAAGGAACGAACCCCTTGATTAAATCAGAGGTAAGTCCGAGTTCTCCTGTTATATGGTCTGACCCAGGGTCATGGGTTGAGGCGCAGGTCAGAAAAGATTCGGGCGGTGGCCATGTAAGGAAGAATGGCAACAAAGGATTCGTGGCGATCATGCACAATGCAAATGGCTCAAACCACACGGGCGTTTTCGTTCGTAAGGGCGAGACTATTGAGCAGGTCATGGGTCCGTCATTCCCGGAGATGGTCGGCAAAGCATACGAGAAAGTGGAGTCAGAGGCATCTGATATCCTGCACAAAGAGATTGACGCGCAAATAAAGAAAGTGATGGATATAGTCCATGGATGAGAGAATTGAGATAGACCAGGAGGCGATCGGGGAATTCTTAAACGTTCCTAAAAAAGACCCTCACGCTCCGTTAACTGAGGAACTTCTATGCCATGAACTGGCGGACGAATTAAGAAGACTCACGGCGGACATGAAACTCCCGAAAAGGGATGGAACAGAGGGCGCGCCTAACATCTTTGAACAGTTACTCCCGATGCACGAGAAACAGAATGAGCAGAATAAGGATTTTCCTTATCTGCTTGTCAAGTTCATTGATTCGAATGTGGTCAATATGGGTGAGCGTCAGCCGGTGAGTATTGTAATCGGGATCGGTATCTACTACGAGAACGAGGACAGACAATACCAACACTATGCGTTCCACATTTTCAATGTGATTAAAAAGAGATTCATCGAGAATAATTTCCTCGGTAATTTCCGATGCGATCCCGATGGATTTTCATTCGCTCTTTCCCCGGATGATGAGATCACTTATCCGAGATATTTCGCGGCGATCGGTATGACATGGCAAGTTCCCGGCATTAGTCGGGTAAGTTCTTTCAGTTAGGAGGAAAAGATGGCAAACAAAAAGACGGAGGCGAATGCAGAGGTTGTAAAGACCGAGACAAAGGTTGAGGTTAAAGAGACCAAGAAAAAATCCGCCTTTACACAATCTTTTTACATCGGACCCTCCATCAAGGGTGTGATTTCAACACGATCCACTTTCCTTGATGGTATTCCTGCCGAGAAGGTGGATGAGATTGCCACCCGGATCGGT